TTATCAGAGATGATTTTCTTTATTGTAGTAATAAAGAATGCGAAGGTAAATTAATTAATAAATTAGATCATTTTGTAGGGAAAAAAGGTCTTGATATTAAAGGTTTATCAAAAGCAACACTTCAAAAATTAATTAATTGGGAATGGGTTAATTCTATTTCTGATATTTTTAAATTATATCAATATCGTAATGAGTGGTATAAAAAAGATGGTTTTGGAGTTAAATCTGTTGATAATATTCTTGAAGCAATAGAAAATAGTAAAGAATGTGAATTATGGCAATTTATTTCTGCTATAAGTATTCCATTAATTGGAAGCACATATGCTAAAGAAATGGCAAAGCATGAAATTGATTGGCATAATATAAGAGAAGATATTGAAGGAAATTTCGATTTTACTCATTGGGAAAATTTTGGTCCAAATATGAATGCTTCATTACATAATTTTGATTATTTTGAAGCAGATAAATTAGCATTTGAAATTTTACATTTAAAAAATTCTCTATGGATAGATCCAGAAGAAAAGAAAAAAGAAAGTAATATTTCTGAAAAAACTTTTGTAATAACTGGTAAATTATCTCATTATAAAAATCGTGATGAATTAGTCGCAGTGATCGAGGCGGCAGGCGGCAAAGTAATTAGTTCTGTAAGTAAAAATACAGATTATTTAATTAATAATGATATAAATTCTACCAGTTCTAAAAACATAAAAGCAAAAAGTCTCGGTATACCAATTATTACAGAAGAACAATTGCTGGCATTACTTTGACTTTTTAAAAAAAATTTATTATAATATATTTGTAAATAAGGAAGAGAAAAATTTTTATGAAAAAGAAAGAACTCAAAAACCTAGCTGAAAAAATCGCAAAATGTGAATATGTAATAGAAAATAGTGAAGATGATACAGCCAAACAAGCTGCTTAGACAGAAATTATGCGACTAACCAGCAAGGTTCATGACTTCTAGGACTTAGATCAGTTAGATGAATTAATACAAGATATATTAAAGAAAATGTCTTGACAATTAAAAAATTTTTTCGTATAATATTTACACAAATTAAAAAAATATTTTATTTATTAAGGAGATTATTTATTATGGCTATGAAAGAAAATTCTAAGAATGTACTTAATTATTTAAAGAGTGTTAATGGTTCTGACGTTACTGCTGCTGATGTTGCTGATGCTCTCGGTCTTGAGAAGCGCTAGGTAGATGGTATTTTTACAAGTGCTATTCAGCGCAAGGGTCTTGGTGTTCGTGTTCCTGCTGAGATTGAACTTGAGGATGGCACCCATAAGGCTATTAAGTTCCTTCGTTTGACTGATGCTGGTATGGAGTTTGATCCAGACGCTTCTGAAGAGTAATTATATAAAGGGGTAATAATATTTACCCCTCTATTTTTTTAAATTGTTATGTCTTCATTTACAATTGTAGTTGGAATAATTTGTCTTTTTATTGGTTTTTTGATAAGTTATTTAATAAAAACTACATAGGTAAAATAGAAAAATCAAGAATTAGAAAAAGAAGAATAGAAACTTTAGTTATAGATTAAAGATTTAGAAAAAGATTATTTAATCAAAAAAGATAAATTAGATTAGGATTATAAAAATTGGCAAGAAATTTATAGAGATGATCTTTAGTCTTAGTAGGATAAAAATAATTAGTTTAAGTTAAATTATACTAAAGAAGAATCAAATTTAAAAACAAATTTATCTTTACTTGAAAATTAGATTGAAGAAAAAAAGAAATCTATAAATGAATTAGATAATCAGGCTAAAACTGCTATTAAATTAGTTGAAGAACAAGTAATAGATAATATGTCTACAACAGTTGAAGCACAAAGTAAAAATTTATATTAGACATATGAAAAATTAGAAAGTGAATTAAAACTTCATTATACTAATTTAGCTGATGAATTATATGATAAATTTCAATAGCGAGATGAATAGTTAACAAATTTAATTCTTACTAAAGAAAATAAATTAAATGAATTATAGTCAAAGGCAAAAGCTGCTATTGAAATTAATCGTCATATGGAAATGGAACGTCAACAAAAAGATTTTTATAGATTACAATTATCTAATTTAGATTTAGAAGAAATAAAAAAAATACGTTCAATAGAACCTTATTTAAGAAAAAAAGAACCATTAAATAAAGTTATTTGGAAAGTGTATTATGAAAAACCATATACTGATTTAATTGGTAGAGTTATTGGGCAAAGTAAAAAGACTGGTATTTATAAAATTACAAATCTTGAAAATGGAAAATGCTACATAGGGCAAGCGGTTGACTTAGCTGAACGATGGAAACAGCATATAAAAAGAGGAATTGGAGCAGATCCTCCTACACAGAATAAATTATATCCTGCAATGTTATCTATTGGTGTAGAAAATTTTACATTTGAAGTAATTGAAGAATGCGCCGGAAATCTTCTAAACGATAGAGAAGATTATTGGCAAAAATTTTATCAAGCAAAGGAATTTGGGTATAGTATAAAATGATTAGAATTATTGATGATAGAAGTACTGGAAAGACCAGTCAGCTTATGCTTTGGGCAAAAGAATATAATGCTACTTTTGTATGTTCAAATCCAAAAGCTATGGAATATAAAGCATAGAAATACGGCATTGAAGGTATCGAATTTATGTCTTATGAAAAATTTAGTACTGTTTTAAACCATGAAAAAAATTATGTAATAGATGAATTAGAAAATTTTATTAAATCTGCTTTTGGAAATTCTTTAATTGGATATAGTATTAGTAAAGAATAATTTGATTTTTATAAAAAAAAATGATATAATTATTATAGAAAAAAATATGAAAGAGAGTTTTTTATGAAACAAGAATTTCTAAATTTTGTAGAATCTTTAATGAATGCAAATCCTGATTTAACTAAGTAGCTTATGACAGATGATATTTAGGCTTATCTTAATATCTTAAAAGATATTAAAGATGAAAAACCTTAGTTGACAGAGAATGGTAAATTAATTTTAAAATATTTACAAAATAATCAAGATGTAAGACTTTGGAAAGCTAAAGACTTGGCCGAACAAATTGGTATTTCTTCACGAGGAACATCTGGGGCTATGAGAAAATTAGTAAATGATGGTTTTTGTGAAAAAATTGGTTAGGACCCTGTAATTTATACTTTAACTGAAAAAGGTAAGAATTTTGAAATTATTGAAGGAGAAAATGAATAATTATGAAAAAGTAGATGAAAAATAATACACATATTGAAGGGTTCCTTTATCAGCATAATCTTCAAGCAAAAGTAAGTGGAGAAAAGTCTAAGAATCCTGGCACACCATTTATTAATGGTACAATTGATATTGCTACCGATGATGCTATGACAAATATTGTCACTGTGCATTTCTCATATGTAACTCCAACTTATGCTAAGAGCGGTAGCGCAAATGCTACTTATACCGCTTTGTAGAATATTATTAATGGAGTAACTCCTAATGTTATGGAGCATGGTGCAGATAGAGCTGCTAAGATTCGTATTGATTCTCAAATTGGTGTAAATGAATTTTATTCAAATAGAAATGGTACAGATGAACTTGTTTCTCAAAAGAGAAATGAAGGTGGATTTGTCCATGTAGTTCAAAATGTAGCCGCATCAGAAGGTCTTCGTGATACATTCATTGCTGATATGATTATTACAAAGACTATTCGACAGGAGGCAGATCCTGATAATAATAGAGAAGAGAAAATGATTGTCAGTGGTTATGTATTTGATTTCCGCAATGCTCTTCTTCCTGTTGATTTTATGGTATATGCTCCTGCTGGAATGGATATGTTTGAGTCATTTGAAGCTAGTGAAAAGAATCCTGTTTTTGTTGAAGTTCAGGGACATCAGGTATCTAAGACTGTTACTAGAACCCGCGTTTCTGAAAGTTCTGGCGGTTGGGGAGAACCTGTTGCTCAAGAGGTTACTTCTTCTCAAAGAGAATTTGTTATTTCTCGTGTAAGCGATCCTTATGATTGGGATACCGAAGAAACAATTACTGCTGCTGAATATCAAACTGCTCTTCAGGCTCGTGAGGTTACTAAGGCTGAAATTAAGCAGCGTCAGGATGAATATAACGCTACTAGAGCTCAGACTCAAACTCCTACAGCAGCTCCTGCAAGTGGAGCAAATGGATTTAACTTCTAATTTAATAGGAGGTAAATCTTATGGCTATTAATCTTTTAAATATTCAACCTCATAAGGTAAGTAAAGACCTTTCTGGATATATTACTTTTATTTATGGGCCAGCTAAAGTAGGTAAAACTACTTTAGCGACTCAAATGCCTAAAGCATTACTTCTTGCTTTTGAACGTGGTTATAATGCTATTCCTGGTGTTATGGCGCAAGATGTAAATACTTGGGGTGAAATGAAACAGATTTATCGTGAATTAAAAAAGCCAGAAGTTCAAGAAGTTTATAAAACTATTGTTGTTGATACTATTGATATTGCGGCTGATCTTTGTCAAAAGTATATTTGTAATCAACTTGGTATTGATAATATGGGCGATGGTGGTTGGGGCACCAACAGTTGGAGTAAGTATAAGAAAGAATTTGAAGAAATTTTCCGTGGTCTTACTATGATGGGTTATGCTGTTGTATTTATTTCTCACTCTAAGACCGGCACAGATAAAGATCAAACTGGTAAAGAAACTGGTTTTACTAAGCCTACAACTTAGTCTTCTGCC